TGTTCTTTTGAATGGGCAAAATGAAGTCAACTACAATTTGAGACAAAAATATTATGATGCACTTTCTTTGCATAAAATGGGGTAACAAGTACTCTCCAGAATATGTAAACAATCTCTACAAAATGGTTCAGCAAAACTACTCCAAACGGTTTAAGTTTATATGCTACACGGACGAACCAGAGGGCATAGAGAAATCTATCAAGATTCGACCTATTCCAAATGTAGACCCCCTGCATCCAAAGTACTGGTTTGGCCAAGAAAACTTCTGTTGGGATAGAGCAAAGTTTCTTGTCTTGAACTCCCATCATTGGTTGAAGACAAAGGGGCCTTTCTGTTACCTAGATTTAGATGTAATAATCCAAAACAACATCGATGAGATAGACGAACTATCCAAATCCCCGCACATGCTTTACTCTAACTGGGAAGACCCTCGCGTACTAAAGGATAGAAGATTTAGTGACATACGGGGAAGTTTGTATAACTCCAGCGTAATGTTATGGTGTACCGACCAAGGCGAAAAGATTTACAATGATGTAATGAAACACAAAGATACTGTGTTTAAGACTTTTTTTAAAGGTACTGACAACTATTATCCCTACAGAGAACACGATGTAGTCGGTGATAACTATTGGACTTTCTTGCCTGATGATTGGGTGTACTCGTATAATAGGGGAAGAACATATCCAGATGACGTAACACAACATCTATACAGAGAGAATTCTAAGTTTTGTATATTTGAAGATTCTATTGGCGGCAAAAATAAGAACAACCTCAAACCACACGAACTGAGAGACTACAATCTTTTAATCCACTGGCATGGCAAAACAGAATTTGAAAGACTCTGGTTACCCAAGTTTCCCGACAACTTTTTCGATAAGAATAAACACACGGATAGAATTGATACCCTGATTGAAAACGCAAATGAGTACGACCCATTTGTAAAACAGATTGAGGCTAGACACAAATCAACCATCGATGAATTCAGCAATGATTTGATTTCTATGCATAAGAAGTTTTTAGCAGACTTCCCAACAGACCCATTGTTACTCAGTGGAGATGAATCATTGTATTGGAATAAAGATGCCGATGGTATCTATGAATTCTACGAGGATAGATTCGTCTACAAGATGCACAAAGTTGTATTTAATATCCTTGAAGAGAAGTTTAAGAAAGATAACCCCAAGATTAAAAGTGATTGGGAACAGTACAACAACTCGTTTAACAATATCAAAAACTGGTCTAAGTTTGATTCCATGTCGGATGATACCCTAGAAAAGAATTATATGGATGCGAATATTGTGAATGGCATTCGTTCCATGATAGAAGAGAACGACTTGGTATCTCTTGCCGATAAGATGATTGAGTATTTTCCCGAACTAGATTTGCTCTTTGAAGGCACAGTGTCACAAATAAAAGAAGCCTTTCCAGAGATAGAGAAAGAAATATCTGACCTGACTTTCATTCGACAGATAAAACCAGAACATAGGAATACAATCAAGGAGATATATGATACTGGTGATATGATTTCTATGCATAAGAAGTTTTTATCAGACTTCCCAGAGGACACACTTCTTATCAATGGCAGTCAATCCTTGTACTGGAACAAGAATGTGGATGGTATATACAACTTCTACAAAGAAAGATATATTGCTAGACAACATGCGGTTGTTTCGGCCGAACAGGTTGTTCATGGCCCAGTGAGATATTTTTGGAACATTACTAACTACCAATGTTTTGCATTGTATCGGAGACTGTGGCACAAGAATGTTCTACCAAAACTCAAAGACGAGTTTATGAACAATGTGAAACTCTATGGTATGCAGCGATTGTTCTGGGACGCAAGTAATGAGGATACACAACAATTATATAAAAGATACTACATCGATAATCTCAAAGAACTCTTTTACAAACAGGATTACGAGGCGGTATTTGAAAGACTATATAACATCATACCAAAAAATGACCTGTTAAACATTTTAAAACAGGACAAGACATCGGATGATGATACCCTAGTAAAGTATTTTCAAATGCATGGTGAACAATACAGTGACATGTACAAGGGATTGTATGAAGATGGCTCACCGGAAGGAGCGTTAATTCAACTCAGTAGTTCAAGAAATGATACGGATGACGAATACAATGACATCTTCGTAACTGGTCACGAACACACTTTATCATCTATCAAAAAGATATTCGATAGATACGGTGTGAGTTGGGTGACATTGATGTGTGAAATAAGTGACCCGACCAAGGCGCTTTGGTTTGAAGACATCTGCAAATATTTTCGCAAGAAAAATGTCACGGTGCATGTTCAGACGTATGATAAAAGTTATCTCAAGCCAGAATGGGTTGACGATATCGAATATATAGATCATCCTCAACTCTCTGAGAATATGCCAGTTATAAGGAAAACGATAGCAAGTGATATCCCAGTTGACTTAGAAACACTGAAAATATTTAAGAAGAAAGATGAGGTAAGGAGACCAAAACCCAAGGCGAAAAAAGCAGAACCAGTGTGGTGTGATGCTCGAAAGAGTGGTTACTTCTATATTAGTTCTGACGGTGGTGCATACCCATGCGCTTGGACTGCTAGAGATGTATTAGAGAATAGGGTATTGCCATACCACCCCATCGACTACACATACAATAGTAAGTACAATAATTTAATCCATTTCACCGTGGGCGAGGTTATATATAATAATGACTTTGAAAATATAAGTGAAAGTTTAAAGAGGAATCCTTTGAATATTTGTAATAAAAAGTGTGGTGGTTGCCATGCGAGTTAATGTAGTATGTGCTAAATGGGGAGACAAGTACGGCCCACATTTTGTTAATCGCCTTTATAACATGTCTAAACGCAATACACCCACGACAATGGATTTCCATTTCTACTGTTATACCGACAATGCTGAGGGATTTGACCCCGATATTAAAGTTATCCCATTCCCAGACATCCCTAACATCCACACAAAATACTGGTTCGGCGCAGATGACTTTAAGTATGGCATGGCGCGTTATTGGGATAGACCAAAAACCTTCGTGTTTAACACGCACAATTTTGCCGCAGATAAACCAACTGGACGTTTCATCTTCTTTGATTTGGATATAATAATCCAAGGTGATATCACGCCTCTCTTAACGTACAACACCGAACAACCAACTAAGATGCGGTCTTGGTGGCAAGACCCTAGACCAATGAAGACCAGACAATTCAAACTGTCTCATGGTGCATACACAAATGGCAGTTGTCAAGTGTGGAGTGATGATCAGGCAGAACCTATCTGGAATGATGTTCTAAAAAATCAAGAAAAGATTTGGTTTACCTTCACAGACGGCACGGATAATTACCACTCTTGGAGATGGGGAGAGTATGGTGCAAAACTTTGGGACAACTTCCCCTCGCACATGGCGTACTCATATAATAGAGGGCGGTCATGGGATGAAGATGATTTAAATATTGGTATATACAGACCGAACTGTATACTCTGCGTATTCAATGTTGACCTATTACCATTTGAAGATGAAAGTAGAGGTACTATAAAACAGGATGAACTCGCAGATCCTAAACTATTGGAGCATTGGAGATGAAAACGTACTGGAGATTGTGGGCCAAGAGTCTGGGTGAGAAGGAAGGAAACACCGACATCGAGGCAGATAAGATTGCAATGATTAGAACTGTCGTGGTACTCGTAAATTTTATTACATGTTTCTTTATAATTGCAGGAAATGTCCACCAATGGTAATGAATATTTACACGGTAAAATGGGGTGAGAAATACAATCACCAACATGTAAACAAAATCTATGAAGCGTGTCTAGAGTTTGTGACTTGCGACTTTAATTTCTTTTGTCTGACAGAAAATCCAAAAGGATTGGATGAGAACATTACCCCGTTAGCTTTGCCGGGCGGAAACAAACTGGCTAAATGGTGGAACAAGATGTATCTCTTTGATACTAGTATTGTCTCCCAGAAGGGAGAGAAGATGTTCTTTGACATCGATACTATACTACAACAAAACATAGACTCAATTGTGAACTACGAACCAGAAGATAATCTTTGTTTCGTGAAGACATGGTGGCACGACTTAGAATCTTCTTATAAAAACACTAGACACATTCCGCATAAATATACCGATCTAAACTCTTCGGTTCTTAGGTGGAATGATGAGTTGAACACGGAAGAGATTACAGAATACTTTAATAAACATCGAAAACAAATACTATGGTACTATCGT